ATGAACGAAAGAGTACCCTTTGAGGGGCAAAACTTGGAAAGTTCGTTGAGTGAACCCGATTATAGCGGTGAAGCGGAGGCAGACTTCGCACTAAGACAAGAAGAATTAGAACAGGCTATGAAAGAAGGTACAACGCCTAATGAAAGCCAAGAAGACATAGATGCTGATAAAAAACGAATGCCTAATTTGTTTGACAGTGAAGGTAAACTCCGTGATGGTATGCCGCCCGAAGAAGAGTTCAACCCCGATGCCGAGGCTGAACACATGCGCCGCATCATGACCTCTCGCCAAGTTCCTATGCGTGATGCTTGGGATATTTTGAAATTTGGCTATCCTTCGGTAGCGGGTGTGGAGATTCCCGAAGAAGTGCGAGCGAGGCATAATGTTGTTGCTTCAAATTGTAAAGTTTGTCAAGGAAAGTTGGAAGAAGTTCACCCCGGTGAAGGAAAAATGGTTTGTATGAATGCGAACTGTCCAGCACAAATGATGATACAAAGCGAAGGCCAACCACCAAGACTTCGTTTCCCGGCAGAAATGTTCCCAACTGGTGGGTTTAATTCTCTCGAAGAAATGACGGAAAATGCTCGTAATAACCCCGACTATTCACAGGATTTAGGCTATTGAATGAGGGAGGGTAATGTATGCCAGTAGTGTTCAGTCCCGGTGAGGCGGAAACCCGCCCACTTGACCCGTCTGCTGTAGTGTACACCACCGCCCAAAAAGTCGCTGACCTACTCGATATTGGACCAAGCGAGGCTGTCCTCGTAAGTGCCGACAGTGCTACTGATGGTGTTTTTATCACTGGTGGCGACTATCGAAACAACGGCTACAGTGTTGGTGACACACTTTTAATTTACTCCGATGCAGACCCTATGGGTTTTGAAAAAGTCATTACTGCTATCACCAGTTCAGCCAGCGGTGTAAAACTGGCTTTTAGTGGTAGTATTACGGCGGCTGATTATCAAGTGGCTGACAACACCTATGTGCAAAACCAAGCATCGTTTACCGATGGCCGCACTCGTGGAATGACGAAGGCCAAAGTGGACCATGTTATTCTTAAGATGCAAGACCGCATCGACAATCTTACTCGCAACGCTTGGCGACCTTATTTGGTATCAGCCGAGTACATTAATTTCGATACCTACAAGCCATACCGACGACGATACTATACGGATTATGTCGGTACTGCACCCCTTCTTTTTAGGAATGTACAGCAAATTCTTCGCCTTGAACTATGGCAAGGTGCTGACTATCGTGAAATTGGTGCGGCAGAAGCCCGTGTAAAGTTTGAGGATGTGTCTTCGCTTAGTTCAGCCGCAGTGTACTTTTCACCCGGTAATGGAAGTGTTGCTACTCTTGCTCAAGGCACTGGTACAGGCCAGTGGCGTGACGACTTTGATGCCGCTACGGTAGCGCAAAACTTTGCTGACCTCATAAACAAGGAAGACCGTGTAAGCAAAGCGGCTGTTGAGTTTTCACCAACATTTACACTTGAAGGCTCTACATCAAATATCGCTATTCATAATGAGTTTTTGGCTACTGCCAACGCTGATTACGGTACAGGTGTGGTCAAAGTCACCAGCATGAGGGGTGTAAAGGCTGGTGAGGTGTGTAGTATGGTCACCAATTCATCAACTATTGCTATTGACCAAACACAGACCAACAGCACTACATTCACAAGCCTTGACAGTACAACTATCAATGTAGCATCAACAGAAGGATTCGTAAACGCTGGTGTTGCTATTGATGCCAGTGGTGATGTGTTCCGATACACAGGCAAGACGGCTACCTCCTTCACAGGATGCGTGGCTGTCACCGGTAGTTTAGGAGCAATTACAGGGGCTATCACCCAACAATCACTCTTGGTTGACCTACAAGGCGGCTCAAGCAGTGGTGACAGTGGCCGACTCCGTGATTGGTGGCTTGACCACGAAATGGGGATTGTTTACTTCAACAACTCCTACCCGTTCTTTGAATGGAACGCTATCAAAACCAGTTATATCTACGGTGAAAGATACCTTGAGAAAGCCATTGAAGATGTATGTACCAAGATGGTTGCCATTGAATTATTGATGGCTGACGACCGCTCGGTGCTTATTCCCGAAGGTACACAGAACATTGACCTTGCGAGCAAGGTGCAGTTGTATCAAGCCGAAATCGACCGAACCCTACCAAAGTATGTCGAAATGGTGGTGTTTGAGTGAGTGTCCGAGAGTTCACAGAACAAGGTAATTACTTTCATACTGGAATTACTGAAATGTACATTAAAGACAAGCAATTGCAAAAGCAAATGCGTGAAGAGTTCACTCAAGAACCCAAAGATTTTCGTGAGCGAATGATGGATATTGAGGCTACTGCTCAAGGTTTACAACAAAAAGATGGTGCATATTTTAACACTTCAAGTAAAAAACAAGCCACTGATGAAGAGATGGAAAAACTCTTCAAAGCCACCGATGATGCTATGCTACGGCAGAATCCGAAGATGGTGGAACACAATTTGCAATTCAAAGATGGTTTTATTATTCCTTTAAACTTCAAAGAACTTAGCGACAAAATAAGTGGTGGTATTTGATGGTTGCAACTTGGACTGAATCACTTGATGTTATCATCAACCTGTTTCAAACTGACTGGAATCGGGGAAATACCAGCAATATACGCCCTATAGTAATTGATATTGCTTCCACATCGCCGGAAAGAGGAAAGCGTATTGATTTACAACGCCATGATTATATCATGTGCTATGAAACCGCACACAACGAAGAAGCACCGGAATTGTTCTATGATTTCGTCACTTCTCGTATAAATATCACGGTTGATATGCGAACTGTTAAGGGGAGGAAGCATCTGCAAGCACTTGAGAACGAAGTGCGAAGGCTGATTCACTCGAAAAGAAAGGGGGATGGGGTAAGTTTTGACCGCTTAGTTTTCAAGACCCGCACCGACCTTTCCGACCGTAGCAAGCAATTATTCCGTATGACATTCCAAGTTGAAGTAGTAATACTCGCAGAAGCAATACCATGAGTTGATTAACATGCCAAGCACAGTGTACAAGGGCGATTTAGCAGAAGTATCATTTGCACCGGAAGCGGGTATGCGAATAAGAATTGGTACGGATGCAAACTCCGATGTGGGGCTAACTGTAGTATCGAGTAATAATATCACCACTTTGGCATTTAAAGCAGAAGTAAACACTACTCTTTTTCAAGAGGCAATTACATTTACCGATAATACATGCGATACCAACCATACATCCGGTTTAAGCGACGGTACTACATCCAGTGTAAAACACATCACTATGGACTCAACTGCTCTTGTAAGAGTGGGTATGGTAGTGACCGGAACAGGTATTGGTTCAAATAGCATAGTGACAAAAATTAACAGTGCTACTGTAATTACTGTTTCAGTTGCTACTACTGCTACAAATAGCAACCAAACATTAACTTTTTCAGCAACTAATTTAAAGTACCCAAAAAATATGCTTGTTGGCTCTCAACTTATTTGGACCACTTCGGGTGGAAGCGGGGCTGATGATGTTGATTCGGGTGACTTAGCAAGCAATGGGCGTATTTTTACCATTGTTGAAAATAACGGTTGTTCTTTACAAATTACACCCGCAATGATAACAGATGATATGGTCACTATGGGAGCGGGCAATGTGTTAGAAATTTTACCTTACAAAACACCACCAATGGATATAGCAATGACTCAAGCCACAGTAGCCTTACCGGGTACTGAATCAGTCAAAACAGACCAGTTCTTGGGTATTGCTACGGCCCTCACCCTACCCGAAACTAAGGTGGACTTGAAGCGGTTCCATGTTGTAGGGCTTGGTCGTGATGTAAGCGTGCAAGTTCCCGGCAAACTTACCAACGAAGGTGGCTCATTTGAAGTCGCTATGCATTCTGCTCGCTGGCTCAAATACTGTCTTGGACATGAATTGTTAAGCAAACTTCAAACTTCACTTGCCAGTGATGTGACACTTTCTCTTGGCTCGGCTTCTTTTGCTGGTCAATCACACATTGTTCTCAACGCTCACGATGCTCAAGTTGCTGTAGGCACTTACATTGAAATTCAAGACCCTACAGAAGTTCCTATTGTAAGCGACCATGAGCCGGAAACAGGCTCGGCTGAATGGGATGGAACACTTACTGACTTTGATTTTGATTTAGCGCAAACAAATGAAATCCGAAGAGTAATCGGAGTTTCGGAGAACACAGGCGACCATGTTGTGTACTTGGATGAACCCTTGAAATATGCTCACGATTCGGGAAGAGTAGTTGAAGTACGAATTATCGGTGATGCTGATACAAACCCTGTAGCAGTTGGCACTGATAATACCATTACTGATTCTGTTTCACATCTTCTTTTCTCTCGCACCACCCAACCATCATTTGCTCTTGAAGTATCACAACGCCGCCGAGATATTGACTCAAATGCTGGTAGTACCGATGGTGGAGTTAATGACTCAAAGGAATTGACTCGTGTGTTCCGTGGCTGTAAGGTCACTGACTTTACCATGACAACTGACAACGATGCGGCACTACGCCTTTCAGTCAACTTCAATGCGGCTCTTTGCTACACCGATACTGGTCGTTTAGAAGCCACACCGTTGACAAGATATGGCGCACATCGCATGTTTGATGATACTGCCAGCACTGAAGCAAAGCGTCTTGAATCGGGTATTGGTAAGGGAACGCAGAAACCGTTTATGTTTTACAACGGTAGCATTACTTTGGCTGGACAACAGGTTGCTCAAGTGATGAACTTCTCATTAACCGGACAAACAGGTATGCAAGCATTCCATACCATCAATGGACAGTATCAATCAGCATCAGCATCAACGGACCAAGTACCATTTGCTGGTGCGAGAAACGCAAACCTCATGGTTGAAGGTCAAACTTCGTATGAAATGACAATGGAAATTGCAGTGGATGACCCGTTGTTTTACCACAAAATGCGTACAGGAACGGAGTTCAGTGTACACGGTGAAAACAACTCAACAACCAATCAAATTCGTATCATTTTTGAAAAGAATAAAATGGGTAGTACAGCAGACGCACACACCGAAAAAATGGTGCTTTTGATTGATGATTACTACATTATTGAAGCACCACTTCAAATTCCCGAAGACAAAGGTGTGGTAAAATCCACACTGAAAATTATGCCAAAGGCTATCAAAGTCTTGGCTCGTGATACTATCGCAAAGTATTGAGGTGAAAATATGAAGCAATCACTACAACAATACCGCCGCCTCGGACCAGTTGGATATGCCAAGTGGGTGATTAAGGCAAACGGTCTTGACATAGTGGAAACAGACATCGACTGTGCTTCAAACCACACCATTCACGCCGCTATCGCTATCAACTTGTTTAACCTCAATAGTAAACCCGTTGAAGAAGAAATCAATCCACTGGTGCAAGAAGACGCACCATCCCCTTTCATCGTTGATGAAGTACAATACGATTCCCTAACCGTCGCTGAACTGCGAGAACTATGCAAAGAACGAGGCTTGCCCGTTTACGGTACAAAAGCCGAGATAGTTCTCCGACTTAAGCAAAACGACGAGGGTGTGACTGACGGCCCTACCGAAGAGGTAGCCCCCGAAGAAACGCCGGATGCCCCCACCGAAGAGGTGGCTGTAGCCAATGGAAGTGCAATAGATGACCAAACAACAAGTAGTGATGAACAAGAGCCTATTATTGAAGAATGACGATGTGACCAAGCACAAGATTCGGGTTGACCCCGATGACGAAAGTGCAATCATCGAAGTTTGGGTTCGTGAAATCTCTTTCCTTGACATTCAAGCCGCCGCTCAAGAAATGTTCCTCGTAGCAAACGGGGATGTAGCATTGAACTTGAAAGGCTACTGGCAATTTGCATTTACCCATTGGGTCACTAAAACCAATCCATCCTTGACTACAGAAGAAATGCTGTCACTCAAGGGCTATGTCGGTGAGCAACTCTCGAAAGTGCTACCGCAACCTAACGACATGGCGGAGGCTTTGCAAGGGGGGTTTACGAAGCCGACAAAGTGAGGGTGCAAAAGTTTCTAAGCAAAGATAAAATTGACAGTGAAAGTGATTTAACATCTCAAGTTGAACTTTGGGCTTATACCATCGCTAAACACTACTCAATTTCTTTGCTTGAAGTGTACTCAATGCCACCTCACTTATTCAAGCAATCACTCGTATGGGCGATGGTTGCAACCGAAGAAGACAAAAAGAAAACCGAACATAGCAAACAACAGGCGAAGGCGGGTGACAGGGAAATGGTAAGTTTGGATTACTCGTTTTTAGATTGGGAGGGTACTGAATGACACTCGTAGCGACCCTCGCTTCTATGTCAACGATGGTCAATGCCATTGGGCCAGCCTTTACAGCCATAGGACAAACAGCAATGAAAATGTGGACCGCCCTTAAGCAATTTGTAAGTGACAAATTTATCAAACCACTTAAAGAAAAACTTGGCGAAATCAAAGAATGGTGGACTGGATTTAAAGAAACCGTTATTGAAAAATGGCAGGGTATCAAGGACTTCATCAATGATAATGTTGTCACCCCCATACAAGAAAAATGGCAGGGTATCAAGGATTTTATCAGTGATAATGTCGTTGACCCGATTAAAGAAAAATGGGGTACACTAAAAGAATGGTTTACTGGATTCAAAGAAAGTGTTATTGAGAAGTGGACACTAATCAAGGCTTACATTAACAACAATTTTATTACACCTGTTAAGACAAAATTGCAGATTATCAAAGATTTTTTTGGTGGTTTGAAAGACGAAGCCATACTAAAAGTACAAGGTATCTATGATTTCTTTAGCACCAAAATAAGCAACATTTGGGACTCTTTACCCTCCATCCCCGAACTTTTTACACTCGATTTTTGGACAGGGCTTGTTGAGGATATTGGGGGTGCATTTCTTGGTATCGGTGACTTCCTCATAGAAGGAATGAAAGCGGGTATTAACGGTATTATTTCCTTAATCAATTCTATGTTTGCATCAATCAATTTCAGTAAAACAATTGATTTACCGGGTCTTGACCCCATGACTGTAGGTTTTGATTTAACTTCTTGGAGTATTCCAGCACTTGCTAAGGGTGGTATCGTCAACAAGCCTACGCTCGCCATGATTGGTGAGGATGGGCCGGAGGCGGTTGTTCCCCTAAGCCAACGCAACAACCCCGGTGGGGCTGGTATGGGTGGTGGTACATACAACATCACCGTCAATGCCGGAGGTATTACAGACCGCACAGACAAGCGAGCATTAGCAAGGGAGATTGGTAATATGATTCAACAAGAACTTGCTCGCAGTATCGGTGGCTCAACCATGCGAGGGCGATACTGATGGTGACAAATGTTCCTGTCCGTTTAGTTCGTAAAGACGGTGAGTTAATCCCACTCGATGTGACCGAACTGGTACTCGATGTGGACCGTGGTGTGAACGCTCGTACTGGATTAAGAGGCGGAGCGGAGCGTTTTGCGATTGATTTGAACAGACCAAAGGCGGTTATTTTGTTGAAGGGATATATTGTCGATGATGACCTTTCAACTGGTGTGTCGCTTGGACAAAAGGCTTCGGCCAGCATTGATTTTTCAAGAAGAAATAATACGGATTTCTCATTGGTTGGCACCGGAGCAGGTGGTGACCTTACCTCATTAGCGGCTACTTTAACACACAATGATTTTGGTAGTTTTCTTATTCCAAAACTTACTTTAAAAGCAACAGATGGAGAAGAGTACGAAATTCTTTTTATCAAATCTTCAACTGCTCAAGCCCACAATACAGCCAGTAGTGGTAAATACCATGTGTCAATTCATGATAATTCGGATATGAATACTGCTGTTGAAATTGCTACAAACTTAGTCAACCTTATCAACAGTACCGCTACAGCAGATAATGTATTGTTAAGCAACAGATTTACTGCTACTCTTGAACAATCAACATTGAGTGACGAAGCAAACACACTTGTCAAAATTGAACAAAAAGTGACAGGTGCAAATGGAAACACTCCTGTTTCTTGGAACAGTTCATCGTTGTACACCCCTTCAATTAAGAATTTCAAAAACGGTGTTGATGATTCTGCTGGATTCACGGGCAAGAGTGCTGGTGATAAAGTGGCTGAATTGTACGCTGTGCTTAACAATTCTAACGATGGTGGATTTCGATTTACCAACGGAATAGGCTTTACTTATGGTAAAAACAAAAGAACACATGTGGGTAATTTTGGATTTGATGCAAAGGCAAAACACGGTATGTACATAGGAGGCATACAAATTCCATTTAATTCAACTGTAAATGCAGATGGAGAAAAATACAAAGCAATGAATTTCTTCATGCCCACTGGTAGGTTGGTAAAACCATCGGAAAAAGAAGCAACTGCCGCTAAAGCCGCTTCAACTGTCATTGAAGACACAAATGATTCATACGAATTTTCATTCATCAAAGGAGCCGTCACAAAAGCCACATTTGTACAAATGGGCGGCGAGCCAATCTATTCATTCGATATTCAATTCCTACCAATTGACAGGATTCTTTGAGGTGAGTTTATGGTTGGAATTGGAAGAACAAGCAACGCTTTCTTTTTTGATGGTGTTAGTGATTCTATTCTGCTACCTCAAGGTAATTTTACAAGCGTTGGTCCAGCACGAGATATTCTCGGTAAAACCGGCAGTGGTAGTGATGAAATCACTGTTATCAATTCTTTAGTCGATGACCAATTTGCTATCGAGGCTTGGGTTGTTCCCGATTGCGGTGGCGTGATTGCTCATCGTGATGACCAGTTTACACTTGAGTTTGGTACAGTCGATACGCCCGGTCCAGCCAAATTTACTGTTTTCATTCAAACCCCAAGCGGTACGCAAAAAGTAGTCCTAAGCACCGCTAAATTGACCTCCACCCGGTGGGAGGGGGTAGTGTACCCCCCACAAGAAGTTGGGGGCATACACGACACCTACAACCGCTTTTTAACGGGTAATCCACCTACCACAGAACCCAACTTGTACAACGATGCTACCAATCTTAACTTCAAGCATCGAGGTTTGTATCATGTTGTTGCCGCTGTTTCACAGCGTTCAGTATCATTGTATGTCAATGGTAATAGGGTAGCAAGCGAGATTATTGAAAAGGATTCCAGTATTGTTAATTCAACAGCGCATGTGTATGTTGGTGGAAAGGGTGGAGAGTTCCGTGGTGCTATCGAAGCACTTCACTTTAACAGTGATTTTGATTCGGGAATGATTGATAGCACTGTGCCTGTCAACGGTGATACAACAACTGGTATGTATCGCTTTGAAGAACCACTTGATATTGTGAGTGAGTCATACGAGTTCAATGCGTTTACTGTAGCCGCTGATGGTACGACAACTACAATCACCGTAGCCGCCACTGATGCTCAAGCCCTTATCGCTCGCTTGACTGGTAAGCCGTATGACAGCACCAGTGTCACTACTACATTCACAGCCACACCATACAGCATGGGGAACTACAAGGTGACTGATTTTGTCACCACTCCCGGCACAGAAGCCACACTTGCTATACCACATACTCCTTATAATCTTCTCATTAACCCCGGTGCGATTAACCGGAATACGGAAAAACCAAACGCATCTCCGCCGGAAAGAGCAAGAATAGAGTCAATAAATGGCTCGACAGGGGTAATTACTGTAAGCAGTATTCACATTGATTTTATCCTCGGCACTGGTGGTAAGCGTGGTCTTCTTCATTCTCGTACTGCAAATGTTGACAACTATTTTGTCATTGTAAATGCTGATTTGTTGATTGACAATGGCACAGGTAGGCCGTATCAACCCCCACACTACGGTAGCCAAATCTTTGATAAAACAGGTCAAATGGTGCTTGATGAGAGTGATTTTGCTCAACATGGCTTGGTGTATTCAACACAAATGGCTACAACGGACAACTCACCAAACAATCCGTTTGCTGTCACTTGGCCCGCTACACTCGACACTCTTTACCAAGTGGGTCACAGTGGGCGGCACAAGTTCTCACACATCAACGGCCACGAGTACATGCGTCGTTATCCAACACCATCGTATCTCGCTATTGACCAAAAGATGGATGGTTCAGCAGATATTGTTGAAATGGTGTATGAAAACACAGGAAAGGGAATAGCGGGACTTTTTGCCATGAACGCACTATCCGATTTTTATGAAGAAAGTACACAAGTCGATGTTGCTAAGTTTAATAATTCATCTGCCGTTGATTTCGTAGTCACCAATGGACTACCAGCAAGCAAGGAACAAGCAATCGCTATTGGTGGAACTAACTTTGATTATCGCCCTTTTATGATGAAAGGACCAGTACCGGAGTATGGTGACATAGATGACGACGCTCGCTTGTATCACTTGCGACCGGAAAGCGTAAGTCGCATCGCACTGCTCAAAGTTCCTACTCTTCAAAGCACCCACAATCTTGCACCGTATGTTGAAATTCATTACAACGCCATTGACTTGACTGGTGCAAGTATGGGTAAAACAACACCTTGCTTGATGATTGAAAAGACTGTACCGAGTGGTAATTTTGTACTCACAGGTTCAACTACGGTACTGGATGTTATCGAAGCAGATTTGGCTGATGCATCAAAAGATACCACTCTTTTCTCACCGGGCGGAGTGTTGTTCTTGGGCTTAGGTCAAATTGCAGGGTCGGTTCATTTAGAAGAATCTCACTCCTTAGTTGGTGACAACACTGGTGGATATGAACTTGACAGTGAAGTTGATTTTAGTCTATGTCCTGTCAACTACACACCACCTAACGATGCCACGGCACAAGGTAATACAGCCCCTCAATATCTTACTGCTTCGCACAACAATGGCATACATGATTCAGCATATCACAAATTATGCATTGAGCCAGCATCCAGTGATACTGTAAGGAACACCACCGATACAGGCATACAATTTGTCAAAGGGGCCGCTGTCACTAATACTGGTACTGGTGTTTTTGACGAAGGCTCCACAAGCGATGCAAGCAATACCTTTGAAATGTTTGACATTATTGACAATGTTCTTGAAGATACACACGAAACTTCAATGGTAATTTATGTACAACCATCGGACAGAACAAGAATAAATCAACTGTCAAAGATGCGTACAAACCTTACCGAAGGCGACTCACCCAGCATTGCATCGCTGTTGTTCTTGATGAGTCGTACACGCATTCGCTCAATTAAGGAAGATGAAAACCCCGAAGACAACACTAAAATCATCACAATCACGGCGACCGGTATTGCGGAAGGACTCGCCAATCAAAATGTCAACATCACCGGTAGCGGCTCACCCGATTCGCACATCGTCAAAGAGATTGAGCCTAACGCTCCTGTCGTCACTGTCACGCTTGGTGGACCGGGACAGGGTGCTGTCAACACCAAGCCTACCAATGACCCCAGCCTACTGATGCGCTTACCGGGTTCAACCCGCCGCAACTGCGCTGTACAAGCCGTAAAGGTGAATACTGATACCGATAGGATTTACATGTCCGTTCAGCCACTCAATAACCAATCAACTGATTTGGCCTCATGGGGTACATATTGTTTTCCAAAGATAGGTCGTATTTATCTCGCAGACGGCGCAAGTGCCGCCTACAGTTCAAAAACTGGTGCTGGATTTAATTTCACTGTTGATACAAGCGGTGGACCGGGTATTTTACAGCAAAGGTCGTTTTTAGATGCAGAAGGTGTAGCGTATGCAACATTCCATGAGTGGCTAAACGCTACTGGTATTCTTGCAAATGCCACAGAAAATGAGTATGAAATAAGTGTGAAAATATACAATGACCCGGATTTCAATGATGACAACCTTTGCGAAGACGGTAGCACAGTCAATGACCGATTGTTCCAAAGTATGGACACAGTAAATCACGATTATCAACTTGGTACACAGTATGCCAGCACTCGTGCAATGGTCGAAATCCCACTTTTCCCTAAGCAATTCTTTGACCACGCACCGGACAGCGTATTTCCCGGTCCCGATAACAGCATGAAAATTCACCTTGATGCTACTTACACAGCCCATTCATGGAACCCCACCCCTGTAGGTCGTCGTGCAAACGATATTGCTGTAAGCGACCGTAATGCTCATTCAGCGTATGGATTTAATGCAAATACCGACGCACATATTTCATCAGCCACCATCACTCAAATTAAAGTGAGTACAAATCATACTGATGTGTATGTATCTCATCCGAAGATATTCCCAACTGCCGAAGGTACTACTACTGCTAACGCTCATCGAAACATGAAAGATGTGACACGCTATCGTCGTGTTTTCTTGTCGAATAACCAATGGGCAATATACATCAATGACCCTACTGTGGCTGGTGCTGGATATTTACGAATACCCACTACCGCATCCGGTGGGTTTACTGGTGGTTTTTCGGATGATTTCTTTACCGATGCTACTGTGGGTGCTTTAGTCTATGTAGCCGGTGGTTATCGAAACGAAACACTCGTTCCTATTGCTTCGGATGTGACTACACCATCATCCGATTATGAAGGTCGCTCACCTTACTACTACGATAACGCAAACATGCAAACTCAAGGTGGCAATCTTGATTACGGATTGCGGCAATATGTGAGTGCAGTTGAGTTCAAAGAAGGACCACTTACCAATCCCCACGCCCCTCGTATTCAATCAAAAACTGCATCTTCGACTATCTTAGAAGTGAACAAAGTGACTGACCGTGATGGTTCGGCTGGTAATAGAGGATTTTATTATTTTACGGTTGAAGATGCGTCTGTATTCCCCGAAATTCAATTTTCTAAACAAGGGGGATATACAAGTGATTCAAATAACCCTCTTGCTGGTAAGGGTGATATGGTATTTGTAATTGAAGTTCTTGCCGATACACCGATTGAAATGATTTATCTTGGAAATATCACAACTGCGAGTGAAACACAAAATCAATTTGTTTGTATGGCCCCTTTGAGTTTTTCAACAACAAACATGAAAGGTAAAACAATACGACTGAAAAAAGCATGTCGGGCTTTGTACACACTCACAGACCCTTTTTACGCCGACCCCTTTGAAAATATAATGACTACTTTCAAACCATCAGTGGGTGGTGAGCAATGGACATTTACAGCGGCGGGTGCGGTAGGGGCTACCACTCTTTCTTTAGCACCCGCAACTGCTACTCTTATGCCACAGGCTAACACCGTAGGTATCAATCTCCGACCGGGTGATGAAATCTTCATGGAAGATGTAAGTGACAATAGCAACATTAAGTATGTAGGAAAGGTCGCTTTCAGTGAATCACCCCTTGCTGGTAGTGGACACGCCACAAACACAGTAATTACACTTGATACCTTTTCATTATCCACTGTAGTATCAAGTGGTTCACCTACTGCAACTGTGGCTGATACAACTAACATTCGTGTAGGTATGTCTGTAAGTGATGGAGCAACAAGAATACCAGCGGCAACAACAGTGCTTAGTATCACCAACGCAACTACTTTTGTAATGAGTGCTAATGCTTCGAGTAGTGGTACTGTCACCGGAGTTTATGGTGGCAATTCAACCACTATTGCAAGTGGTGACCCGTTGCTATTGAGTATCGGAACTGTCACTGAAAATGACCCCGATGCTGTACTCAATCGCAGTTGGTTGTACCCGTATGCTCAAGGTGGCTTACGCAATGGTGACACTGTATGGATGAACATGACAATGAACAATCCCCATGCTGTCGAGGGGTTGTTTGCTAAGTCCCGTGGTGTGCTTAACGAAGGTCAAGTTTGGACCGGATTCAACGGCGGGCAAGGTGCTTTGGCTAACCGCCCTCGTGATTCTATACCAATTGAAAACTTCTTGATTGGTAATTCGTGTCTTGAAACTGCAAACAACTTTGTTCAACATGTAAACAAAACTATTGAGTTGAACTACGAATCAATGGGACTATCATCATCTCAAGCACCCACTGTTGCTTACCTCGACCCATACCTTGCTAAGAAAGGACATGCACGAGTATTGATGTTCGATGTAGCGCACGACCGTGAGTTCATTGCATTCCACGATTTGCACATGCAGGTTCAATCCAGTGCCGCTACACCACACATCGGATTTGGTCGGCACATTATCACCAAAGATGGTATTGTTGACCTTGACCGATACTTAATACAACAAAACGGTGGTGCGCCACACTACTTTACTACTCAAATAGATGTAGCAAATGGTTTCCCAAGTGAAAACCCATACATGCGTAGGAACCAGCAATCCAAGTTTATTGAAAGTGCGTATGTGCATAACATAGCCGGTAATACATCCGAGGATGTGATGAGTACCAATGCTGGCGGTGAAAACCCGATTAGTAATTTCTTGACTCATGATTCTTATGCCATACCCGGAGAAGGTAAAACAAAATTAGCACTGATAGGAAACTCGTTTACTTTGGGATGCGATACAGACCATAATGCCCCTACCAGTGTATTTACAGATGCTACTGTTGATACAAACCATAACAATAGTTCGCCTTCGGCTTCGACATTTGGTGGTGGTAATGCAAAAATCCTCAAAATGGATTCAACTTCTTTACTAAGAGTAGGTATGGGTGTAAGTGGTACAGGTGTAGCAAGCGGTTCAGTTATTACTCAAATTGACAGCGGGACTTTGTTTAGAGTGGATAAAGATACAACTGCTACAAATAATAATCAAACCATTACTTTTACACCAAATTCTCATTTATTCGCTGGTAATCATAAAATTATACGACCTAACGGTGGTTATACAAAAATGGATAAGTTTACAGTCGGTATGACTGTAAGCGGAACGGGTATAGCGAGTGGTTCTAAAATTATTGAAATAGATACCAATGCAAGTTTGTTGTATCTTGATAAGGACACTACGGCAACCAATTCAAATCAAACATTGACCTTCATTACGACAAACAATTCGTATTTCATGGGTAAAGGTCACGGGCATTATGTTCATACCGGTCTTATGAATGAAGGGACAAGTGATTCATTCACCATTGCAGACAGTACCTTACCTCGTGTTCAACCAGCCGTAGCCTCGCCTTACTGGGCTAACCATTTACATGCCTTATCGAGAAAAACACTTGGTGCTACACAAACACTTGCTGGTGCTTTGAAGAAATCAAGATTCATTAACAACCCCGATACATTTTCGCTTCGTGATGCCAGTACAATGATGGACACACCGGATGGTACACGAGCCATTTCCGCCTTCCTTTGCTTGAAGGGTATTCGCTCACAAGCACTTACACTTGCAGACCATGAAGAAAGTCGATTGCAACATCTTGAGCATTGGACCAATATGGATTTCGTGCGCCGTCTTACCATCGACTGTGGTGAAGTAGGTATCAAAGAAGGTGTCACTGATATTGAAGCCGCCGCAAGAGAAATTGTTCGTCTTATCAATCAAGGTGGAGCCAAGAATGCACTTACTACCGGTGCAAAGGATTCCGATACGGGTTCGATATTTGACCCTGCACCGTGGTGGTTTGCTGATGAAGCACTTGATACACAAAACCGTGGTAGTCACATGGGGTACTTGCGGGCACACTTGGGGCGTGTTGTTGAAGACCTTGATGGAAACACAGGACACTCAATTGTTATTCACTCCACCGTACCCGGAGCCAGTGGTCGCAATTTCTGTACATGGTTGGACAACAGTAAGGGTCAATCGCAATACAAACCTCAATTCCTTGTTGGACACGGTGGGCGATTCCGAAACTTTTGGTGTCAACCCGACGAAACTACCGGTGAGAACATGCACCCTGCGCCTATGCCTATCAACAAACACGGTAGGCCATTTGCTCCAATCACTACACTACGGGAATATGTCACGCAAGAAGATGCTGATGATAATTTCCTAAGCAATGGTGATTTTGCTACAAGAAAGAGCAACCTATCAAATAATCAAAAGCGTAGCATATCGGCTTTCAATGGTAGTGGTATGATTGCAAACACAATCAATGATGAATCATTTGAATCTCAAAGCCCATCAAAAACTCTTGTTGAGGGATTGAGGACAGGAACTCAAGCGTTTGGTCGAGTCAACTTTGGTGGTATGGTCGCCAGTGGTATTCCGGGTTTTGCCCCCGATGCTGGTGTGTGGGGTCTTGGTAGCCGAAGTGATGCTGGTTTGTTTGATACTCGATACTCCGATGCAATTACTACAGGCGATGCAGATACATCATCAATTCCCAATTACTCCGGTTATGTCACTGATTCTCAAGTTGATAATGTGGGTGACTCACAACTGTATGGATTCCAATTTGAAGACCATCGTGGAAATACATACGGCGTGAGGTTCATTTATCGCAGAATGGGTGACAACTTTAGCAATGATAATACAGCCTTACCCCCTACTCTCGACAATGAAATATGTGTGTATTTCGATGACCGAGATGTAGGGCAGGGTGGACTTACCATTGGTAATCACATGCTTGGATTTGGTGATGCTACTGGTCGAATTGATACCACGGGTGTACTCACAGAAGCATCATACCGTGGTAATCGCTGGAATGGCGTACCTGCGCCTTCTGTTGGTATTGATGCAAGTATTACACTCACATCGAGTCAACTTACTGTCGTGCTTCATCCACCGTTTGACACTGGTACTGTTGGTGACGGAGTAGTAGGTAATCACCCCGATGTACTTGGTTATCTTGGGTTCCCTAAAACAAACGGCTTGATTCAAATTAACGACCCCTTCACTGGTACTACAGCACCGGGGGCTGTTGGGAATACCTTTTCTTACACTCATCGTAGTCAAAATGATAATGATGGTACGCATATTTTCTATGGTGTAAGCGGTGATGGTTTTACCTCTTCGCACTATGTTGCAAACACCGCCGAAGGAACTGAAATTCATGATGTGGCAACAGTGCAACCTCACGCAAGCAATAACTCAATGCGTGTTTTACTTTCACCACGAATTAACTGGACAACACTTGTGACTGATGAATTGATGGCGGCTGTGACAGCGGCGGCGATTAACCATACCAGCCCAAGTAGCACACTCAACTTTGATTGTCGAGGAATGTATGCCGCTGATGGAAGAACATTCGGACAATGGGGAGTAGCCGGTGACGCTATCAAAATACGGGCACATAACCCCTTTAGAAACACAAAACCCCTTGCAAACATGTTTGAGGCTACGCTACACAAAGATTGGGGTATTCATGCCGCTCATCTTGAATATGGTGAATACACAACTCTCAAACCCACTACTGCTGGTTGGGCTATTACATCCACCGATGCAATCAACAAACCATACAGTGATAATGAACTTGATGCAAACCGTCGAATGGATGTAGGCTACCTCCCATACACTGTACTACAATTACGAAGTAAGGGTCGAGGTTATAATGCAAATACAGCCACACCTGTCTTGGTTGATTCGGCTAACACCCCCGTATCAGTTAATTCTTGGCGAAGAAACCTCAAAGGAGAAGATTACACTTCAATAAATGGCGACCATATTCTGCCTTGTTTAAATAATCCAATTTTATTGTTTGAATCATACACTCACTCCGGCAATGTATTCCTTTCAAAAACCAATAAAATTGCACATGTTATGATTCCCGCTGGACAAGAAGCAGATGCTTTGGGTGATGCTGATGATGCCGACACTCACGCCAAAGCCCCTTCATTTGGTGAGATAATGACATTCCGATACCCTACTGCTACAGGAATTGGAGTAGCAGGGTTAGAATCAATCAAGGGTGCTACTTCTCACACCTCTTTAACAAACCCCTATGGTGATGGACATAGTTTTTGGAAGACTCATTTCTATCAAGACATTACTGATGATTTCGTACTCACTCGTTTCAGTCTAACTAATTTTGCCAACATAGAGTTCGAGGCTATATGTGGTTATCGTTCACACGGTAGCGTTGACAGTGAGCCTATCATTTACTTCCGTGGTGCGAGGGACAGCATAGACCACAGCATACCATTGTACTTCGGTGGTGGATTCAGTGGTGTCACGCTTGACATTAACGATGGTACACAAAACGATTACTCGTCATTCTATACCCATCCTTACTCCGGTGGACCTACTGGTACTGCTGGTATTCAAAACGCCAATGAAATCAGCGGGTCATTCGCTATGGTGGATTGTAATGCACTGCTCGCTTTCTTCCCCGGTACAGCCCTACTCAATCAACACCGAGGCTCAATCAACAGTCCGGTGTCTAACAAGAACAGCATCCTATCGCCCGACCTACGGGGCGGCAACTTGGATGACAACTTTGCTTTATTGAATGCGGCGGCGGCTGGTGATGTACGAGCAAGATACTCCGCAGGTATTGTTCGCCAACAGCCTGTACCGTTGGTGCTTCGCTTTGCTCATCCTACTGCTCGCTACCACGACAGCCAGCCTATTGTTGACGCAACCTGTGATTATAACAATGACCCAACGATTACAATGGATTCGACAGCCCAACTTGTTGTAGGAATGACGGTCACCGGTACAGGCATTCCCGATGGGGCTACAGTAGCATCCATTACCAACGCTACTACATTTGAGTTATCGGTGGCTACTACTGGCGGCTCGGTTTCAAACGGTACTTTAACATTCAATTACATTGAAAACAAAACCACCTACCTTGTCTATGGCCCCGGTCAAGCATTCCCATTCACCGAAGACGACAACTCCAATGCGGCTGTCGAGCCACACCCCGGATATGTCGTCACTACCGGCAACACTTGGAGCAAAGTACCTCACAGCAAGTACCTACCAAATGAAATTACCAACAGTGACAATTTGTACGGCCCACCCGATTCGGCTTACCAAACCGCAAGAAACCGCTATCACTGGCGCACCACACTCAACTGGTCACCACCGCAGGGTATTCCAAATGTGGGCTACCTACAACAGCGACCCGAACACGGTTCCCACTATGGTGAAGTATTTACCAACCCGACAAGTGGTAAAATTACCAGTGATAATAAAGGAGATTATTGGAAGGCCCACCCGTACAAACACAGTGCAACTGCCTACTATGGTATTGCCATGAGTGCGGATATGACCTTCCACATGGACGGCGGCTACCACCCCGGCGGTTCGTGGTTGGACAACCAAGTTTCCTTCAACCCACCAAATCCAAACAGCAACTACCGCTATGCTTTGGAAGCGTGGAACCAAGTCAACGCTACTGCTTATCGTGTATCGGGAGTAATGGGTAAAGCCATCCTTGAAGGTGCGAACAGTGAAACTGCGCTTAACTTTGACACTGATTATATTGTAGTTGACGGTACACGCTGTCAAAATGGCGAAGAACTGGCGACTATCATCGGTCAAGCAATCAACGAAAACCCCGGTAAAGGCGCACTTAAAGCAATGGGTGGTACATTCCTACCATCTATGGGTAATGCATCTCGACAAGACCGCTATGGTTGGGTTGAAATGACATTTGAAGCGTACACCAATGCCGCAAGTACAGGACCAACTGTTAATGCAGATACGCTGATTGGTAATCTTTATGCTGGGACTTTGGGAACTGCCATTAACTCAAGAAATTACATTCAAGCAAGTATCAGTGGTGCTACTCAAGAAGAATTAGAACAATTACCTATGAGTGGGTGGGTGCGTACACCTACTGGTGGTCGTGACCATACAGTAGGTGGAGGGCATAGTGACCCCTCTTATCACGCTGGACCAACATGGGGATGTTATCATAGTCGAGAGGTATTCAGTGACAGTGGTACTTTCAAAGTGCGGTTTTACCTTGCACCAAATCGTATCAGTGGTTTACCCTTACTTGAAGACCGTACAACTTGGCATAATAAATGTCAAGGTGCTACTTTGACTTACCCAAGTCCGGGTCATGTTATCGACCCTAACCCACCAAGTCAACCCGAACCTATTGAATATCCACTTCCATCTCAATTGTATGTATGGTCAAAGGCTGGTGTTCACCGCTTCAATAACGAAAACGAAACACCTCGTAGTCACATGACCCAAGCACACTTTGGTGGGCTGGTGGATGCTATTGACCGTACACGCCCTGTAGGAGCCGTAGGATGGGCGGGAGAGCGTTATTCTTACCTCAACTCCCTCAAGGTCGATACAAGCGCATTTACCGATGCTACCTGTGACTACAACAACGACCCTACTATTGCAATGGATTCAACTGCAAAATTGAAGGTTGGTATGTTAGTGAGTGGAACTGGTATTCCTACAGGTGCTTATGTTCGTAGCATCACCAGTAGCACTGGATTTGAGTTGTCGGCATCAACAACAGGAGGTTCTGTGACAAACGGTACACTCACTTTCACTACGAATCTTTACGCCGCCGGAAAAGGTGCTTGGCATCCTAAAATGGGATTCACCCCATACGGCTCATCAGCCTCATGTATGAGTACATTAGGTCACTTGCCAAGTTCATACCCAATGTACAACAGTCCCGAATCAAGCCCAAGAGTCAACGGGCAAGAAGCATCGAATACATCATACGATGTTGCCCTCACCACCCCGTACACTTGGAACATTGGTTTGGCTGGAAATGCTTCGTGGTACACCAATTACGACTTTACTGATGTTGAAAGTGCAAAGGATATTTTCAGTGCTAAACCAGCACACATGCGTGAAATAGACACAGATACAAACTTTGTACTCAATCCAAAACTACACCACCAACAGGGTGTATTCAGTCGAGCAATGCTTGTCATTAGCAACGAAAGTGAATTGGCTCTTGTAGCCAAGACTGACCGTGACGGTATCAAGTCAACCGGTGATTGGTTGTCGGTCGTATCAAAGACTCGTGCTGGTGTAGCCGCCGCTACTGCTATCACATTCGCTGGTACTACACGATGGGATGAGCGGTTCCACAATGCTGAACGATACATTGCACCTGCTAATGCTGGTCCGAATGTTGAAGCGTTGATTGCTACAGGAACCGCTACCCCTACTGCTGATGTACCAAACGGTGCTTATGTCTTACACACCGCACTGACCGGTGACCAAGATACCAACTTGTTTAACGCTGAACCTTGTTTTGCTGAAACAGGCGATTTGTTCTTTGACACCGATATTAGCCCCGGTTCAGTTCAACTTGAAGTTGCTACAGATGTATTACGAAACATCACAAAGGAATTGACAATTGCGAGTGCTGATGCTGAAATTGACAATTACGATTACACAGAAACCACTGTGGATGGCGTGACTGGACCGGAGTTTTGGCTTGGTGACACCAATGGGTACAAGTTAGCACAACGCACACCTGCTAAGAATTTCAGTGTTGAACATGTAGTGTGGAAGCGTATGGATGGTGGCAACCTTAGCCTCCCTGCTTCAAATGCACGAGGGTTGGGTGCTGTACCATTTGTCACTCGTGTAGCCGGTGGAAACGCATACACCACTGGTGAAAAACTGTACGGCAATAACCGCTTCACCTTTGAGTCAACTAACAGCGCAATGTTCCCAATCATCCAAGCGCAAGAATTGTCACACCCTCAATTAGCCGCTCGTCACCCCGACTTGTTGCGGAATATCCTTGAAATTCCAAATGAAGAAATTCAATTTGAAAGTATCACTGTTATTGACGATACGGGGCAAGAACACAAAATCGAGGGTGGTTCACCGTTTGGTACAATCATTCGCACCTTCACTCAACTTTCCGACCGTGGGGCACAGGGATTAGCACCAGCCGTTAGTGGTAGTGGGATAAGCCCTAACCTCAAGATTCGCCTACCGGACCCCGATTCAATACCCGGCAACTTAGTCATTCGCTCCGGCTTCGACCGACTCCAAGCCTATCAAACAGAATCAATGGGTACAGGCGGTATGATGACAAAATCAACTGTTGAGCATTTGTTTAACACTGATTCAGTTAGCCCTAACCTCGGTCCTACCTACAGTGACCACAATTGGGAACACCTCAAGCAAGGTATAGATAGCCCCGAAAGCACAATGTCGGGCTGGCAAAGTTCCACCGGAAACGCACCTCTTGAAACAGCCTATGAACTACACGACCGAACACTGTATTTCCATGTGACAAAGATGGGTAATACCAACACCCACAAGCACCCAGTTATCTATTCTCATGCAGATGGTGTTGTTAATCACGAACTCACAGGCGTGTCTTTTAGTGGCACTACTTTAACAGTAAATACAACTGTAAACTCCGCTGTGTACGATTCGACCTTTGGAAACAAAGAGCGTGTTGGGGAGCGCAGATTCCTTCGCTTGTACAATCCTACCACCGATGAAGGCGGCGTAGCATCCTTTACCGGTATCAGCGGGTCCACATTCACCGGTTGTGTGGGTGATGAAACATTCAACAAACTCGTTCTTAGCAGTATTACAGCACTGAAAGTAGTTCCATCGTATTATATCCCTGCTGGTAGCACACGATTCTATGGTTCACGCCGCATTCGTGACCACGCCGAAGTAAGCGGAAACAGCCCCGACATGGCACATACGCATTATGTCAACTACTCGGTGACAGCGGAAGAAGCCATGACTGGCTATTCGATTTACAGTAAACCACAACTCACCCCTGCGCCTATTCCTCGCATGGGCCATCACTTCGTCAACGCTACAATGGCTATGCTACCCGGACATTGGGCGCACCCTGCCTATCAAGGATTATACGACAAACATAGAGCCTGTCGCTCGGCCACCTTACAATCTCGTGAGTTTGAAATACTTAAAGAAAGTTATGATATGGATGATTTGATTACAAGCACACCCGACCAATTCCCTACCTATGACCCATTGTTGGTCTTTGGTTCGCTAACCGCTACACCGAGTGGGCCAAGCGATATTCACGGTGGTGGGTTCTCACTGATGTTTGAAACCAAGTTGCGTAATGACGGCTACGGCGTACTTGCCTCCGAAGGACAAGCAGGTGTAGTAAACGCCGCTGGTGGGCACACCATTGTGCTTGAAGCCGCAGGTACTTACACACTGAAAGAACACTTCCCCGACCCTGCGGAAGTTGGAGCCTATCAAATCATCATTCAGCCAAATATGCACAGTTCACAGTTTATTGGTTATCATGAAAATGGCCCTGCTAATGATATTCCTAATCAGTCTGTGAATGAATTAACAAGCCAACAAGTTGCACTTGTCGTAGGTATTCGTGAACCCGATGCTACTACAGGTGCTTATTCACTTGTCTTGGCTAACGCTACAATGGCAGATGTGCGAGGTTGTGAAGTGTTTATCAATGAATTGATGATTGACCACGACCCGGACCACGGTAGCCATTTCACCAACATTCCCCCTCTCATGCTGTACAACCCTCTTGGTGTACAAAGCACAGAATCACCAGCATTCGTTCGTCGCTCACTACCGTACACTACTGGAATATTCGCAGATGCATCTCCGGGGTACACTATCAATATCCCGTGGTGGTCCATTGTCCACAAGGTCGGTCCCGACGATGCCGATGGTAGTCGCTTTAACCACTTGTCTTTGCATCGACTTGACAATTACTACGAGTTCCTAAGAGCCAACGCCGGTTCCGTTGCCGCACAAATTACACTGGCTGGTTATCCAAGTAATTACCCCGACCTATACTCCGAGATTCTTGAGAACATCAGCCTCACGCCCGTGTGTACTTTTGTAAGCCTTACATCGAGTACAGTCATAAAAGTTGATGATGCTCGTGGTTTCCCTAAGCAACCCTACTACGGTATGTTGCTTGAGTACACAGACGCTACAGGTACACGACGAACTCATTCTTACACTGAAAGAAGCGGTTATGATTCAAGCAACATGAACAAACCACTACAATTTACCATTGTAGCCAATAGTGATTTTACCAGCAACTTAACCGTTGGGACAAAGATTCGCTTGACTCGTGCATACGACTTCCGACCAGCAAATACGATTTTAAGTGAAACTGAAACAAGTGTTTTGGCTCACTCTATTGATAATTTGATTACGGGTACTCGTGACACAAACAGCCTACACATGGCTGATGCATTCCTTTGCCTATGGCATCCAAATCTTGGTCGCCCCCACACCTTTTACAGTGATGCAAGTCGAACATGGTTAAACCCATTGACTGACCGAGCCATCAATCAAAAACCACTCAACAGTATGCCGGAACACTTTGAAACTGTTCACTACCATGACGCTACCTATTACGCCAGCATGGGTCCGTTTGCTTTGCGAATGAAGACAGCCATGCCTCCTACCGAAGCACAATCAACATACTACACCGCTACATCAGCAAGTGTGAGTAGCACCACGGTCACCGCTACTGGAACTATCATGGCTGGATGGCCTACGAGTGGTACAAACACAGTGTATGTCAACAGTGGTAGTGAAGAAGAAATCTTCACATACACAGGCGGTGGTGCTGGTGGTACAACATTGACAGGGTGTGTTAATGTCAAGGGTACACCGTTGACAACTATGGCAAGTGGGAATCATTCACTGCGCTACTACAAGACCGCTGACCTTGCCGCTGATGGTTCACATACTCGTCAAGTAGTATCTCAAACCGCTGACCACACAATTACAACAAACGGTGGTGAAGGTATTGGAGATGGGGCTTACATCTTTGTTGACGGTCACATGTATCAAGTCAATGGTACTGTAGCAGAAGGAGGTACGAACATAGTAGTGTTTGATATTTTACCACCTCAAATTACTGTAGGCTCGGTCATATACACAGGTGCAGACGGTACACCTCAAACTGCTCAAACCATTGACACCACAATAGGAACAGGACTTATGCAAGGTGGACAATCGGACAGCAGTGATACAGCCACCAAGAGTATGCTCAATCACTTTTGGCCGAGTGGTAGCCGTGGTGGACCACTGGTGAGCCGTCTTGATGGCTACGCCTATGTTTCATCGTCTTGGGAATACCCACGGGATTACGGCTTTGACGGGCCAATTTGGACCGATGGTGACTATGATGCTGATAACAGTGATTATGCACCGAGTAGTGGTATCAGCAAGTCATCGTATGATGGCATCAGCAACCCAACACGGCCACGCCCATTCGGTTATCGCTTTGGCCTACGCCAACCATACAACAAGCCGCAGTGGTCTATGTACGGTTTGCGAGCATTGCGTGAAACAGCAATAACAGCAACCAACGCCAGCGTTGCGTACAAGCATGGTCCGTTTGTACAAGAAGAAACTCAAACATGGACTTACGCTGGCGGCAACGGTAGTTCAAACCCAACATTCCCTAACACATACACTGGTATTATGGAACGACAAACTAACTTCTCCGGTATGCTCGGCGTTGACAAACCGGAATGGCAAGTTCGGTACAGCGACGGTGTACGCTTCACCCGCCCGTTCGGATGCCCTGTACGCACCCTACGCAACAGTGCTACTGTACTGCGTGATTGGTGGGGCGATGGCAACGGTAAGGGCTTGGACTCGATTGAGAGTGCGGCAAAATACTACCTCGTTGATTGGTGGGGCAACACCCGTGGTGAAGATGTTCGCCGCTTCCCTGTCCGTTCATTCGGTATTCGCCCATCATGGGATGCGGGTGACGCATACGAGTATGACCGACGCAACAACCGTACACCGTATCAGCGAATACACAACAACGGAAAGCACCTTGTCAACTTGAAGGGACTTACCAATGCGGCAGACTCGGCATTGGATATTTCAGCGACCGTACCGAGATTTGGTGGTCGGTTAAACAACACCAATAGTAGTGACTCAACAACACTGGTTGATGTGTTCATGCCATCAAACGCACAGCGTGTGGGTGACATGGGTAATGGTCGAGGTATTCGATACCCAACTCAATTCAACGAAGATGTACTCACCGCATTGAGTGAACCAATACACACCACGGGTCTTGTCCTCTCTCATCACACCGCCGAGCCTATCCTCAATGATGGATTTATTCGTGCAAGAAACGATACACTGCAAGCCGATGAAGTACCTCGTGGTATCAGTTCACGCTTGGAGATTGCAGAAGATGGACTACTCAAGCCCGAAGCAGTAGTGAGTGACCGCATGGAGAACATCGTTGGTGACTCACCTCACAAGGATGCTATAAGCCGCAGTAGCCCCCGTATCGGTCTTGACACCGAAAACCTACAAGGTGTGGACACCAATCAAATCATCATTAACACCGAGGCGCACAGCCTACACACAGACCGCAATGTAGGACAGCGTGTTGTGCTACAGGGCGGTATGCAAACTGGCTCTCAAACTATAGGCAACTACGACCTCACTGCACTCGACTTCGGAGGGCAACCTCAAGGCGGTGTGTTGCGTATGAGTCACACCTCAAACTTCAACCCGCTTGGTGGTACTTACCTCGCTGAAACCCGCAACTATCTTTCACCTATTGACGACACTGAATGGGGAGGCATACCAACATCGGGTATGGTGTTGTGGCTTAAAGCCGACAGCCTCGATTTGACTGATGGTGAAAGTGTATCAACATGGGCTGATACGAGTGGAAATAATCGAAACTTTACTCAATCTACAAGTAGTAAAAAGCCAACATATATCGCAAGTGAATCCGATTTTAATAACATGCCTGTGTTAAGATTTGATGGTGGAGATAAACTTGAATTGGCTTTCGATGCTAATTTGAATACAAATCAATTTACAATATTTTTCGTAGGTGCTGTGAACAGTGATAACAATGCTAATCAATTAGGTTATGAAAGTAGAAGTGCCTCTCCTGTCACGAGGTCGGGGTACAATCTATATGCCGATATGACAGGTTCAAATAATCAATGGGAGTATTGGGCTGGTGCTGATACAACTTGGAAAGCGTTGAAATCTGCTACGGGTTCTATTACACTCAACACACCCGACATCATCACCATGCAAATAAGCGGTGGTGATGGCGCAGGTGCTTCTGCTACTCAATTGCTAAGGGTAGATGGTACTCAAATAGGCACTCAATCTGCTAATTTTTACAAATCAACGGCTGATGCACAAAACATAGGTACATTAAACACATCATCAGCACCGTATGTGGGTGAGATTGCTGAAATTATTCAATTCAATAGAGCATTAAGCACTACAGAACTACAACAAGTTGAAGGTTATCTTGCCGAAAAGTATGGTATCACTGCGGCATCTGCGTGGAAGTCCAGCAACCCATACCAAACGGACACTAACGGACATGTGCGTACAAATGTGACAGATAAGAAGGTCACATACATGATGCGCCCAGTTCGATTACTGGACAAACAACACGCTGAAATGTTCCGTTCCAACCTCAACTTGCACTCATCAGCCCCGCAGTATGGTAGCAATTACTTCGGTGCTACCGCTGGCGGAAAGTATGGGCTTTATGTGTATGATGTGGATAACGGTAAGGCATCGGTTGGTTCGTACATTCGTGCCACCAACCCCGACACTAACCCACCTTACACACCTGCGTATTACATGGACATTAGCGCAAGTGACACCGTACCTATGAGTCAAGGACCAAAGATTATCGGAACGGGCGATAGCGGCTTTGATAGCAGTAAAATTGACAATGAAGTCACTCGTGTAATTATCAGTGAAAATACTTTGGAACATTATCGTGCTGACGCATCACGCCGTCGCACATCCGTGGAAAGCGATGAGAGCGTTGTCCGTAAGGACTTCACCGTACAACCACGCTTCTCCCAATCCCTTCATCCAAAAGGACATAAAGGAGATGTTGACTACAATTCAACGGACCACACAGGTGATGGCGCATGACGGATTACGATTTTTGTAATTGTTGCTCACCTGCTGACCTTGCTTTCGCTGTAATAAAAGCCAAAAAAGAGAAACCATTCCACGGCTACAATCCAAACAAGCACAGCAAAAAAGGTGGACTGAACGCTAAAGGCCGTGCCGCCGCCAAGCGTAAGAGCGGAGCAAACCTCAAACCCCCTGTAACGACTAAACCGAGCAAACTTAAACCCGGCTCGAAAAAGGCTAAGAGGCGAAAGTCTTTTTGCGCTCGAATGAGTGGCATGAAAGGAGCAACCAGCAAGAAGGGTAAACTTACTCCTAAAGGCGCATCACTAAAAAGGTGGAATTGTTAATGAATCAACCGTTTGAACAAGCATGGAAATTATTGAAGGCTTTGCCCGAAGATTCACTTTATACTGAAACAATAGACCCGGACACGGCTTTTACAAATCAAGGTGGCTACCAAGTAGCACCAAACCAATTGAGGATTCAAGAAAGATTGAAAACTATGCACCCTGCAATCGTAGGTATGCTAAACAGAAGAAATCCTTATGAGGAAGGTAAAGGAAAGATAATCCCCGAACCAACAGACACGGAAGGGTACGAGTTAGACCCAAAAAATTTCCCTCATGAGTTGTATGAAGATTCACTAAAGAATAAAAATAGAATTAGGGATGTGCCTACTGCAACTAAACAGGGTTATCCAACGGATGAAGAAGGGTTCCCTGCGCCATATACAAGTCCCGACGACCCACACCGTTCACCCACGACCGGCAATAAAGCGTTTAGATTTAGGCAACTAGTTGACACGCCTACTTCATTTCATCCTCAATGGAACGCATATAGGCATGAGGGTCAAGAATATCATGGTCGTCAAAAACCCGAAGTAGCAATGGGTGACACAAGAAGGGATTTTTTTAGGGCACCACCCGACGAACTTATGCCTCGTGAATTACAAACAATGGGACCACAACGAGCACCATACACTCCCAATTCGTAATCATGAGGCTTGATATGGTGTTTGAGAAGGCATGGTATTTTCTCAAGGCTTCACGCCAAACAGAATTGGGTGAGTTCCACCCCGACTTTCCCAGTTCGTATGGGCCGGTGACGATGCAAAGAAGCCACCCTACTGCTGAATTTTTTGAAAACAATGAAATGCAAAGGATGGTAGATTCGGGAATACCCGAATATAGGAATACCCCTGTTCGCCCTATGCCGGTTTCCATGCAACAGCCCGCAGAACAAGTGTTCCGTCAAGGATTAAAACCCGAACCTCTTTCTTCTTATTCAAGAGATTGGGAAAAGTATTTTAGAGAAAAGGCTGATGCCGGTATCATATCACATGTTAAGTTGTTTGATTTTGATAAACCCGGTAATTGGTTTAGCCCGATAAGAAGAACAGATGTAATGAGTGATTTTCCTTATCGTGCAAGGGTCGGTGTAAGAAAACCGATTAAAGAAGTACAGGGTGAATTTAGAAATAAAGGATGGGGAATTGAAGGGCCGGAAGCATGGGTGACCGAAAATATCCCACCCGAAAGACTGGTGCGAATACCTAAAGATTATTACACTCACGACCAACGACAACCAAGAACTTTTGGCTCAAGGGGCGAAATAACGGGGCAGTGACATGGTGGTAATCAAGAACACAGTTGTTGGTCGTTTCAATACCGACATGCCCGCAGTGATGGACCATGTGCGTAAGCCAGTGTTTGTTGACAACGCCGTTCATCATGCAAAGGTGGACACGAGTACAGGCGTACAGGCGAAGGTCACTATTGAAAACAGCAACGCATCCACCTTCCAAGTCATGCCCGAAACTCGCTATCAAATCGTTGAGGGTGAGTCGTCAATTCAAATCACACATAAAGAAACTCCGGGCCACAGTAGTACCGCAGTACCCTTTTTAGGCGACAATGTATTGAGTTCAACCAACAAACCAATGCTTGTTTACAACGCCGACAACCCAGCCCAACGCTTGGTGACCTCAACGCTTGAGTCAAGCACTGTTGGTATCTTAATGAACTTAAGAAATATGAAAGGTAAAACACTTAACGACCTCGGCTTCTTTGAGCGTGAAGTTAAGTTGGGACAGCCGATTGATGTTGGTCTTCGTACTACCGACATGGCGATTCGCTTAGGTCAACAGGCTACTACGAGCATGAACAGTTTCAACATTGGCCGCAACATGGCCGCTACAAACAACAACAATGGTCGAAGAATGCACTCCAATCGTTTCCTCGGTCAAGACTTCGCTAATGTCAACTTGATGACAGCACTGCGTTTCATTGGACGACACGACAGCCGTATGGTGTTGATGGACCGGTTTGGTAATATGCTCTATGTACCTATCACATTCAGTGAAGCCACTGCTACAGTGGATGCTGACTTCCACTTTGGCTCGACCCGCACAGACCCCGTGGACAACACACCCAATCGAATCACAGTACAAGGACAACCAATG